ACTTTCTCTCGTGAATCCGAAGAAATCAGCTATGCTAGCCACAGTGGCCATCCCGGCCGCCACAGGTCCAGCAAATGGAGCTAAGAAAGGCACAGTCGTGCCTATCGTAGCAGCCACTCCTGAAATGGTCGAAGACACTTTAGAAATCGTTTTGTTCTCTCGAAGTGAAGACACCATAGCTCCCACACCACTCCCACTCTGAAACGTAGGGAGACCCAGCGCATATCCAGGCTTGAATCGCGCATAGATGTTAAATGTTCCAGAAATCACGTCAGTGTTCATAGCGTTGCGAATTGGCTGTAAGGGCCAAAGACACAAACGCCATGGTCCAACTTGCCCACTCGCCAACTGGTAAGCATCGTTGGCGTAGACCCAGGGTAGGTCTAAAACAACTGTCGTGCTCTTGGTGATATCGATCATGCAATGAAGATCTTGGGTTGCTGACCACGGGTTGTCCGCGTAAGCTCCGCCAATTTCAAGAGAGTTAGGATTGATATCCGTTCCCCCCTCGCACACCGCTTGTAACATGTACAATCCAAACGCATTGGACGGCACCGTTAAAGTCATCACCACTTCCATATCAGCTCGAAACCAACTAAACTCCTTCACCTTCGCGGCTATGGCAGTATTCGTCAGGAACAAGTTCATGGGATCGTACGTCGTGCTAAGCAAATTGAGATATGCCGTATCAGTCGCCTGCAACACTCCTGTTGAGATTCTCGTAGCTCTCTCCAGAAAGTCAGTCAACTTCTTCGGTCGTTCCGACATCCTCAATTCCTTCTCCTCTTGATCAACCCCTCCAGCCTTCACGACGTCTTTCTGGATGTTGATCTCGCCAATGTCCGTCAGACCTAGGCTTGCGGCAGTCACATGGGACTGCATGACAGTTTCTTCATTGCTTGTCATTTGTCGTATTTATTTCACGCCCGATCAAGGCGTCAGCTATCACCTCAGTACGCACCCCTTGCAGCCAACAAGGATACGTTTCACTTCGAAACAAGGCGTCCAACTCATCATAGCTAAACACTCGACAAAACCTGCTCTCATGCAAGTCATGTACGACAATGCTCCTTTTGATGTCCACCATCCAAGAATCGAAGATTTCACGCCCATGGTAGAACAGCTCACGATTGACATTACTCAATAGTACAGCTGCATGGTCGCGGCGGCTCAGCTCTGACGACTTAGCAAAAACCAACATTTTCACCAAACTCTTCAGCTCAAGCCTCGCCTTCCATCTTCCGCCTTCAAATCGGAACCGTCTCTTCAGGAAACTAACTTCAGTAATGGGCTTAAACCCCACGACTAAGTCGCTCTTGTTTTTATCAGCAGTAGTATACGTCAAACCTATCTCCGACATACGTTCAACTAAGACCTGATGATTAAGCCAGGTGCACAACTCGTGCACACCATGGAGTTCATCATCTCCTGTTGTTCGTAGAGCAACCAAGGTACGAAATCGAGGGGGAATAACCCCTGACCCGAACCTAAAGCTATGTTCCCTGTAGTAACAGAACCGGAACGCGAGCGAATTGTTTATGCCATTCGTTTCAAGCGTAATCTGGCCTCCAGATGGATTCTGGAAGGCCATCAAACACACATCGTTCTTGACAAAACGCATCGTATACACTGTACCTAAGAACAAAAGTCTGACTCTTTTCTTATCACGTTCGCTGTACTGTGCACATGCCGCCATCCCTGACCACACCTCACCTTCTGCCAACCTTAGCAGAGAGCTCTGTGTTCCATCGTAAAACGCGAAGTCACCGTCTCCATACCGGTCCTTCGTCATTTTCAAAAGGTCTTGAATCATCGTGTCGACGTCACGTGAGAAGAAGTTTGCTCCCCCCATCGACTCAAAAAACCCCTTGTGCGCTCGCATGAAGAGCGCAAACGGCGTAAAGTACTTCTTCACCACAAAATTGAAAGCAAG